CGGGGACGTGGGGAGACCGTCATCCCCGGTTCAAAGCTCTGCTGAACAATTGCGATCTTTTCCTGTGTGGTACGCCGTCTGCGTTTCTCCGGCCCTAAGACATCAATCATCTGTTCTCCAATGACTAGTCTAAAAACTAGTATTAAGACTATCACTTATTTAAGTGATACTGGTTGTCTGGAGATTCAGGGGGCCAGTCTAGATTTATCATGAGCAACATCAAGAATGTCAAAGAAACAACAAACGGTACATGTACTGAAGATAACATCAAGCCCTACATTTATGCCGGCCTATGTACTGATGAAGAGTTGATTGATTTTCTGGAAGTCGTTGTAGCTGAATTGAAATGCCGCAACAGGTTACCACTAAGACAACAACAATTACGGCATGAATTAAAAAACTACCAAGCTGAAATAGATAGAAACAATGAGTTTCTTAATTCAGTCGTGTATCGGCAGGATAAAAATCCCAAGCAGAATCCTTAAAATGCAACAGACTTTCATCTTCATAACTTAAATCAGGCACTGGAGATGAGAGCTCGTACTTATAAAGAATCTGGATACGCTCGGATACATGCTCTGGTATTACATATGCATTAATATCATTCCAGAGAACAATAAGTATGTCATGGAGACACATATTTTTGGCATCAGACAATGAAACGCCCTTTTGGGTGAAAAGATAATGATAAAGCACATTTTTCCCGAAGAGGACTACGCACTTGGAATCAATATTTCTTCGATACTCGACAAGTAACAAATCCAATTTAAGGAGAATCAATGCTCGAGTAGCAACAAATGCTGAGTTGGCTGTTTCTTTATCCAGCACCTCACGATAGGTTTTAGCAACTCGCTCGTAGTGTTTTTCAAAAATTCGCAGACACACAGAAGCATCTAATTCCATAACAACTCCTTTGTGGTTAGTTGAACACGCGCCCTTTACAGCCCCTTCAAGACTGCGGGCGGTGGAAAAATACCACAAAACCATGCGCCGGGCATGGCTAAAACCCGGCACAAATTCGCAACAGCAGCAGGATATTTTTGTATGAAGCAACGACGTAATTCTTCACAGCAGCGATTCCGCAACGGGGCGGAACGCCACGCTAACCGCTTCGCTACCAGTGCATCACGTAGCAGCTCTCGCTACAGCCTGAGCGAAACGCACGCAACACCAGACGGACACGCTGTAAAACAAATCGGCGAGCATACCTGGCTGATTGAGAAAGCTGGAATCGTGGTCCACAAATGCCCGCGCAATCCGTTTACCGGAAACCGCATTTTTGCTCTGAGCAGCGGCGACAATCAGTTCGGGCAGGATTTCACATTATACGAAGCGCTTCGCACGGTTGATCGTCTGCTGCGTGGACAGAGTTTTATTAAACAGGCTGATTTATAACAGGTGCTTTATGACTAAAGACCATACTCAAGGTGTATTTATCCGCTTTATTGATTTTCGCGGTGAACTGTTATTACGCGCATCCGCTATTGATGGAGTGGCTCCGGCGGGGAAAAACGGAGCCGACGAAGCCACTTACGTTTATCTGAACGGCACGCGACTGATCGTGGAACTTCCGTACCAGACCGTACGCGAAATCATTAGCGAAGCTGAAAAGGCTCGTCAGGTTAATGGCGATAAACCCTATATCGAAATTATCTGTATGGATTCAGAAGCTGAAATCCAGAAGGCAGATTAAAGGGTGTGCGATGGACAAAGAATATAAAGCTCTTGTCAACAAAGCACTTGAGCGTTTTTATTTTCGCTTAAACACATCAGGGGCCCAGGCAGAACACGCAGCCTATGATTCATTAGCGAGGGCAATCAGAAGCCTTTATGACGTGGCCTTTTACGCTGACGATTTGGATGCGATTAACGAACTTTCCGAACTCGTCTGCGCTGCAGAATGCGGGGATCGCATTGAACCATATAAACTGGGGAATATCGCATGAGTATATTTATGTCATGGATTGTTCTGATTATTTCGGTGGCCTGCGCAATCGGGATTATGCGAATTATTCATTCAGTGAAAAAGATTGAGCGTTTTTTCTCTGACGAATAACAGCACAAATAAAAAACCAGATTAAATAAGAAAACGTGAAAACCATCCGAATTAACGGAGGCATTCACACACGTAAATAATGGAGATACAAAAATGAACGCAAAAGAAAAAGGCATTGTAACTGCGCTAAAAAATATATCGAAGACCGCAAACAGAGCCATTCAGGATGCAACAAATGCAGGAATGATTGGGCCTGCCACCACAGCCATGATGATAGCAAGAGTAACCGCCGAAGCAGCCGAAATTATCGAAAAACATGATGCTGAACTAACGGTTCTCAGAACACAACCAGTCACCGGACTGGATTTGTCTAACACCGGACGCCTTATTTACACAATTGGCTCGGAGCCACAGCAATACACCATTATCGCCGGATTACAGGATAAATACCTGATCACTCCTCACCCCATAAGGGAATCAGAAATTCTGACAAATCTCCGCCTGATAGAGCGCTCTCAAGTCGCATTCATTGATGACGCACAGCGCACCGTATTTAACGCATAGGGTTACTGGACAAAGGGGGCGCAATGGCAATTAAGCGTTTTTCCGTCATTCGTTTCACATCCAGAGGGCGTGAATACGAAGTTGACGAACGGCTGATTAAAACGCTCGACCGTCACCGTTCGCAACCTGACGCGCATCACATTTATCTCACTGACGACACTTACTTCTGCGCCACCAACGTGGTGCAGGTGAACCTTATCCGACAGGTACAGGAGTCACGCAGATGACCATTCTGGACTACATCACAGCCAATCCGGGTTGTAGCGGTGGAGAAATCGCCGCCGCGCTGAATACCCCAACCACAGCCATTAATGCTGAGTTGCGCCGACTCTGGCGTGACGGCTTAGTCATCAGAGAAGAGCGCAAAACAGGCGGTCGGTTCTCTTACCAGGTAAACCCGATGCCGTTCGGGTGTGGCAACCCACTTACTCACATGTTTAACCAGCTACTGAAGGAAGCCAGAGCATGAGCACCATCAACCACCAGGAACTACGCGAACTGGCAACTGACCTGCAACGAATGGCAACGCATCAAAAATTACTGGCGTTTCGCGCAATGCTCTCGCCATCTGCCGTGTTGGCACTACTGGATGAGCTGGAGCACGCCAGAACCACACCTCTCGCCATTCGCCTGACACTCCGCCATGAAATCGAGGATTTCTGCGCACCGCTGGAGTCACTAGGCGAACCAGAAACGCCGGAAGCAATGCAACAAGAGTTGCTGCAACGCATCGACAAGGTTTTTGATTTCTTCCTTAACCAGTAAAGGACCTCGATATGAACAAAAAGACCTGGTTTCGCGCATACATGTGGGCGCTGGTATGCGTCCTCGTTTCTCTCATTCTGTATGCAGGACTACTCCCCCGAATGATTTCATCAGACAGCTCCTTCCTGGTATTGCTGGGCATTTTCATTGCCATGCTGTACCCGGCAGGCGTTGTTCGCCTTTTCAGTAGGTACATCAAGGAAATCAAACAATGAAGAAATTCAAACTCTTTCAGATTCTCCCGCTTTTTGCTGCCATCCTGCTGGTTGGTTGCGATCGCGTTGAGCCAGGTAATGTGGGCATCAAAGTCAACAAACTGGGCGACGACAAAGGCGTCGGTGAAGTGGTTGGCGTTGGACGCTACTGGACAGGCTGGAATACAGAGGTTTACATCTTCCCAACCTTCAAACAAATGAAGACCTACGATGAGCCGTTCAGCTTTCAGATGAGTGACGGCACAACCATCGGCTATCACATCGGTGTGGCCTACAAGGTTGATCCATCCAAAGTTACTACAGTGTTTCAGACCTACCGCAAAGGCGTGGATGACATTACCGACACTGACCTGCGCCAGAAGATCGCCGACGCACTCAACCGACTGGCCAGCAAAATGACCACCGATAAATTTATCGACGGTGGCAAGTCTGAACTGCTGGATTCAGCACTTAAAGACATTCAGGAGGAAATGACACCTATCGGCATTCAGGTAATGAGCCTCTCTTATGTCGGTAAACCGGAATACCCACCAACCGTTATCGACAGCATTAATGCCAAAGTTACGGCAAACCAGAAAACCCTGCAACGCGAACAGGAAGTCAAGCAACGTGAAGCAGAAGCCAACATGTTGCGCGCAGAAGCTGCCGGACAGGCTGATGCCATTCGCACAAAAGCCCAGGCTGAAGCCGACGCCATTCGTTTGCGTGGTGAAGCTCTGCGCCAGAACCCCGGCGTTATGGAGCTGGAAGCAATCAACAAATGGAACGGCACGCTGCCGCAATACATGACCAGTAATACTGCTGTTCCGTTTGTTCCGGTGAAGTAATTCAACCCGGCCAGTGAAACCGCTGGCCGAAAATATAACGAATAAACAAAAAGCCAGAGGACAGAACATGCACAAAGCCTTTGAACGATGGATGCGCCAGCGTTACGGCAATCGCTATGACCTGACAAGGGATGTTGATGGCTACTACTGCCGCGAAATTGTGAAACGAATGTTTGAAGTGTGGTGTCACGCTCACGGCCTGTACGCCGTGTAATCCATGTCACTGTCAGAAGATTAACCCATGTACACACAAAAAAACCGCTTGCCATGCCGTAATCAGTCAGGTTACATTTCCGCTGCACCTCATAAAACGGGTGCCGGGTTTCGCAGCCTGCTGACAACCAAAGCGCACAACCGCGCCAGCGGTTTTTTTGTGCGTACTGTATTGCCACGTCTTTTTCGCACACGAATTATGGCGGGGCGTACGGGGCCGACTTCGGTCGGGCCGGGTTCTTTGGTTGCCGGTACTGCGAACCCCGTACGTCTCGCCACCCACAGTTTCGCAGCTCTGGATGGTGAGTTTTCAAAACTTACAACCAAAGAGGCCACCCCATGGCAAACCGCAAACAGCACCGCGCTATCGCGGAGCGTCGTCACATCCAGACTGAAATCAACCGCAGACTTTCCCGCGCATTCCGCGTCGCTAAAATCATGCACATCAATATGCTGCATGAGCGTAGCTGCGAACTTTCAAACCTCTATTCATCCGCTGTTTTCAGCTATCTGGCGGATGATCTGCGCGAGCTTCAGCAGCTCATCCAGCAGCAAAACAAACTCCATTAATTCCTGTTCCGGGCCTTTCCTGCACCTTGCGGCGGGAGGCCTTCGCACATCTGTAGTAAAGAGAATTGCAGCATGATTGACGCTCATGACTTCACAAGATGGGTGCGGACACAGGACACCCGTCTGGCTCCCGTTCTTCAGGGATTATTTGATCTTTACATCCGTGGTCGTGACAACAGAGCACGCACTACAAAACCGGAGAATGCGGACACCCTTTATTTCACAGTAGACGACTGCTACCGCGTGGACTTCACACCACACGGGCTGGCGTTGCACTGCCTGACACCACACGGCGAATCACTGCTGGCGTATTACGACTCCCCGGCCTCCGTATTCGCGGCAATGCTGGCGCATCGCACTGCTGGCGGGTGTGCCTCGCTGAGTGAATACACCGCTGAATTTAACCGCCTTTCCGCCATCTTCTCGCAGGAGTGGCAGCGCGTGACGGGATACCAGCCATGAGCGAGTTTGCATGGAGCTGGAATGAACCACGACCAGCCATTGATCCGGCCAGATTTACGGAGCGCAGGCAGGAAACTGAAACCGACCTGCAACGCGCCATCCGTTACTACCTTGAGGCAGACAAAAGGGCACAGGAAGAACAGGAAGCGAAGGAAGAAGCCTTTTTCGCACAATCCGCCATGGGTAAAAAACTCATGGCATCCCTTGAGGAAGCCGGACAGCGTGAAAAGCTGGCACAGAGCATCATCAGTAAGCGCCGGGCAACAGAACAAGACCCAGTAGCCCGTGCCTTTGCTACACTAAAGGCACTACCTGTTTATCTGCGTGAACCACTGAGCCGCCACCTCTCTTTCCTGCGCAAAAAACAGGAAGCCGATCGCCAGAAAGGCAAAAAGAGCTGGCAGGCGGAACGCTATGCACGCGGAACCCTGCGCAAAATATTCGAACGTCTGGATCGCACTGACGGACGCTGGCTGACACCGGGTTATCGCTCCCTTGCCGGGCGCGAACGCCTGGACGATTTGCTTTACCTGCCGCAGCTCAACAAGCACCAGATACAGACGCTGGCCACCATGATCGCGGCGATGTTCAGCAGCACCTTCGAAACACTCTGCGATGGCTTTGGTGCCAGAGATGGCGAGCTGACCATGGATGTAATGTTGAAGGCTTACCGGATGCTGGCTCGTATCGCATTACGCCTGCACATCATGCCGCCACATTACGAAGCCCTGAACAAGAGCGAACCGGATACGGAACTGCTGCCGGGTGCAATCCTTCGCCTGACCTGTGCGGACTGGTGGAAACGCAAACTGTGGCTGTTACGTTGCGAGTGGAGAGAAGAACAACTCCGCGCCGCCTGTCTGGTTTCCAGAAAAACATCGCCTTATCTGAGCCAGGACGCGTTAAGCGAGTTTCGCGCACAGCGCGAGAAAACACGCGATTTCCTGAAAAGTTTCATGCTGGAAAACGAAGACGGGTTCACGATTGATCTCGAGACAGTGTATTACGCGGGAGTAAGTAACCCGGTTCACCGTAAGGCAGAAATGATGGCCACCATGAAGGGGCTGGAACTTCTGGCTGAAGCCCGTGGTGACAAAGCGGTGTTTCTGACTGTCACCTGCCCGTCAAAATACCACGCAACAACGGAGAACGGTCATCCGAATCCCAAATGGAACGGGGCCACCATGCGCGACTCCAGCGATTACCTGGTTAACACGTTTTTTGCGGCGGTCCGCAAGAAACTGAACCGCGACGGCCTGCGCTGGTATGGCATCCGCACGGTGGAGCCTCACCATGACGGCACCGTGCACTGGCATATGATGGTCTTTGCCCATCCGGAAGAAATCGACACCATTGTGTCCCACACCCGCGATATTGCCATTCAGGAAGATCGTCACGAGCTGGGCGATGATATTACTCCGCGCTTTAAGGCGGAGTATGTAGACGGCTCAAAAGGCACGCCAACCAGCTACATCGCCACCTACATCGGAAAGAACCTGGACAGCCGCGCCGTGGATGGCATCGACCCGAAAACGGGCAAGCCACGCGTTGACCACGAAACAGGAAAATCAATGGCCGAGAGCGTGGAGCGCGCCATCGGCTGGGCGCGCCTTCACCGGGTCCGCCAGTTCCAGTTCTTTGGCATTCCCTCCCGTCAGGTGTGGCGTGAACTCCGCCGCCTTGCCAGCCAGATGGCACGCAACCCGGAAGGCCAGCAACGGCTGAAGGATGACGCAATGGACGCGGTTCTTGCTGCCGCTGATGCCGGATGTTTTGCCACCTACATTGAGAAACAGGGCGGCGTACTTGTTCCACGCAAAGACTACCTGATTCGCACCGCCTACGACCTCGCAGATGAGCTGAACGATTACGGTGAACAGAGCGTACAGATTTACGGGATCTGGTCGCCGCTCATCGGGGAGTCTTCCCGCGTATGTACACATCCGGATAACTGGAAGCTGGTAAGACGCAAACCGGAAGCGGGAGACAGCGCCCGCGAAAATGGTTTTGACCTTCAGGGCGGCCCTGCCGCCCCTTGGACTCATGGCAATAACTGTCCCCGTGTACAGGAAACAGGCAACAGCGGGACAGAACTGTCGGAAGAGCAACCAACACCGTGGCCGCAGATCCCTGACAGCGTTGATGTGGATGAATGGATGCGCTCACTGAAACGGCACGAACGCCGGGCGCTGATGCGTTCGCTGCGTGACAAACAGGCAAAAAACAGCAGTGATGAAATGCAGAGCTGGACACAGAGCCGCAAACAGCCGCGACCTTTGCCTGATAACCACGAGTTACTCGCTAAAGAATGGCGGGAGTCTGCTGAATCTCTCGGCCTGCATATTGGTGAACAGCAGATGCAGCACCTGTTACGGGGCGGCAGTCTGTACGTTGACGGCAGCATCATTGCACCGCAGGGATTTGAAATTGTACGCAAACCGGATACCCGCCCGGACAGCCGAATCACGCAGCTCTGGCAGCGCCTGAGCCGTAATCACGGCGTAAGCAGCACGGAGATCCGCCATAACCCGGTCGCCAGTTATCTGGAACAGCTAGGGGCATCAGACCCCGAAGCCGCCGCACGCCTGGCATCCACACTTCAGCAAGACCAGAACACCATGAAAACACCCGTTACCGTGCTTTCTGACATGCTGCGCGCCATCCGTGACGCAGAGCACGCACAGAGAATCAGTGAAACCACTGAACGCGCCCGCCGCAAAGCAAACCTGCTGCGGGGTGGCCTGACCAGTGGAAACAAAAAACAGACAGAAACGGGATTCACAAATCCCGTAAATGAGCAAAAAACGCGCCGCGATATATGAAGCGCGCACAAAACAGGCGAAAGCGGGAGTTCAGAATCCCGTAACCGATTAATTAATCAACATAAGGAAATCGACATGAAAATTTGTATCGACGACGGCTCCACCAACATCAAGCTGGCATGGACTGAGAACGGCGAACGCCGCAACGCCATCAGCCCGAACAGCTTCAAGTCGGAATGGTCAGCGCCGTTCGGTGGCACGCAGCCCGCGAACTACATGCTTGATGGCGTGCGCTATGGTTTTGATCCGGTCAGCGATCGCTTTGTCCAGACGACCGACACGCAATACCAGTACAGCGATGTGAATGTTATTGCCATTCATCATGCGCTGGTCAAATCAGGCATCACACCACAGGAGGTGGATGTGGTTGTCACCCTGCCACTGAGCGAGTATTTCGATACAAACGCACAGCCGGACATGGCCAACATCAGCCGCAAAAAAGCGAACGTTATGCGCCCGGTGGAGTACCAGAACGGCGAAGCATTCACTATCCGTAACGTGCGGGTTATGCCTGAATCCATTCCGGCAGGCTTTAAAGCACTGGCTGACATGAGTCCGTTTGAATCCCTGCTGATTGTGGATTTGGGCGGAACCACGCTGGATGTGGCAAAGGTTCAGGGGCAACTGGCAGGTATCAGCCAGGTGTTTTGCGATCCACACGTAGGCGTTTCTCTGATGGCCGATGCCGTGCTGTCGGTGATGGCCACCAACGGTATGCGTACCAGTCACCACATCGCTAATACCATTATCGAACATCGCCACGATGAAGCCTGGCTGCGCCAGCACATCCACAATGACGCGCATTACGCCAGCCTGATGGCAGTTATTCGTGAAAAGGAGGAAACACTGAAACAACGCGTGATCCGCGCGCTGGCGGGTTTTTCGGGTTACGGGCGGGTGATGGTTGTCGGTGGAGGGGCGGAGATTGTGGCACCCGCCATCCGCGAAGCCTGCGGAGTTAATGCGACTTTCATCGCGGACGGGGTGCCACAGTTTGCTCTGGTTAATGGGCTGTACGCAATGGACAAGGAGTAAACCAATGACGACACCAACCAGACGGATAAGTTTCTATCTGAAGCCCGCCGCCGTCAAGAACGAAGGCGAAGCATGCGCCTGGCTGGACAGCCTTACACCAGAAGCCCGCAAAAGCGGCCAACGCGTGGCTTTTCTGGCCGGGCTGGCACTTCTGAAAATGAATCCGGCAGAGGCTTACCGACTGGCTGCATGGGCTGATGATGAAGCGTTATCAGTGACACAGACCAGGACAGAACGCCCCGCATCACAGCCAGTATCAACCGCACAGATAACCAGCCAGATGGCCGGGAATATCCAGGCGTTATTTCCTGAATAACACAACATCAGGGCATATTTGCCCTGATATCCCCTCTCAAACAAGGCAGCAACAAACTGCCCGTTGAATAACACAAATTACATGTTATGATTAACTCATAAGTAACCCCCGTTTGTGTCTTACGTTATGAATGATCAAGATTATGGGCTTGATACCCTATTGGATATGCACGGCTACCAGCACCACATGGATAATGGCTACTGGTGGAAGATTGAAGCCTACCGGGTCAGCCCAAGCCCATTCAGACCCCACGGGATACGTTACAATCTGACATTACATGACCAGTACAATTCCCGCATATTTGGGATGGATAATGCTCATGGAATAAAACCACCGAAGAAGGGCCGTTTCACAGGGAAATTAACTGTTTACGACCATGTGCACCGCACAACATTTGACAAAGGCTATCCCTATGAATTCATTTCTGCGGAACAGCTTTTATCTGACTTCTTCGATAACGTAGATCGCATCATTGACGAAATCACAAGGGGGAATCAATGAAAGCCCGTATCGGGATTATCCCTGAAAATATCCTCCGCCAGCGGCTACTGGATGTCGCCAGAGGAAAACGTAAACCACTGCCAGATGAACCAAAAGTATGGTTTTCTTCACTGCACGCTGTAGGGCAAGCTCTGAGTAACGAAAACATTGCTCTGTTACGTCTGATGGATGAAGAAAAACCTCAAACAATGACAGAGTTGGCAGAAATGTCAGGCAGGAAACTGAGCAATCTTTCAGTAACCTTAAAAATGCTGAGCGGCTACGGTTTTGTCAGCCTGGAAAAGAAAGGCAATACCATTCTCCCGAAAGCATTATTCACCGATTTTGAAATCATCATTGATCCATCTGTCGGAACCACTCATCGGGCCGCCTGATCCCCACCAAACCAGGGCGATAATCACGCATCGCCCTGCTGCACAATAGTGCACAAAAAACGCGCTTTTTCTGCGCGCAGGTGACGGGGGAACAGTCCGCGCTTCAGGGGTAAATGGCACCTCCTGAAAGATGCCACAGCATCATAATAGAATGAGCGTGTTGTTCACGACACACGCAAAAACAAGAAAACCCGGAACGGGTGCGCAAATTCTTTGTGCGCCCGTTCTGGGTTGGACAAGCGAAGCGCGTCAGCTATCCAGCCTGCAACAGCTCCAGCGCCATCTGTTTTTCTTCCGGGCGCATCCGTTCAATCAACAGCTTTAACACACCGTTATCCAGCCCGCTGGGCACCAGTGTGTGCGAGTAGGTCAGATTCATCACCCAGGTATGTCCGCACTCGAGACGGGTGCAACGGTAATACACATCAGCAAACTGATCGGTTTTCCAGGCTGTTTTCTCAATCACTGCACGAGCACCACAGCAATGACACCGCGCTTTCTGTCTGCGCATTTTCCACCTCCCGGAACAACGTTTTACTGCTGCTGATTTTACCCGCTCCTTCTCCATGTCGCACATCACTCCGTGGCTTCATTAAATTCAAGAATAAATTCCACCTGCCCCAGTCGCCTGATATCAGGGTCACTATTGATTCCCTCCATAATCAGGCGGCGCATCGGAATAACCTCATCTCTGTAATATGCCTCGCGGGATTTCAGCGGATCACCAAGCCCGGCCGTATTTGCGGGAATGATGCCGGCAAGTCCGGGTGGAAAACGGTGCGCAACGAGCTGATCCTGGGCACTGATGGTTTTTATATTCAGGAATTCATCTTTTGTACCTGAATCCCCGATAGGGATCACCTTAACGCCTTCTTTGTCTCCGCCAGGTATATTGATAAACATGGATTTAAAATTGCCCGCCCCTTTTGACGCCTCTATCTTTTTACGGAATTCCGCCTCGAGCTCGGGATCCATGTCCGGGTCAGTGGAATACAGGATATAACCAAGATGTGCGCCGTTCTTGTAATACTTGCGGCGAAAGCGGGTGGCATCCACATTCAGCATGGCAGATTCCATCCCGTGAATATAATCCGGGACACCGTAAACCTGCTGTTGTGGGTCATAAATTGCCACGAACACCACTTCGCCTGGCGGGTAAACGAGATCTTCCAGTGCCGCCTGCACAATCACCGTGCCACCTTCGTTGTTGCGTCGCAGGTACAGAGAAGGCAACGTATGCAGGCGCACCACCCGCCCGAAGCCATTGCGCACTTTAAGCAGCCCCATATCCCCGAATATCAGCAGATTGGTCACTGCTGCCGCCATGGCGGCGTGTGTCATACCACCACCACCCCGAAAACCCTGCATGATCATATTCACGCGCGCACGCAATACCGCGCCGTGATACGGTGCGATATTGGACAACATGGCGAGATCCATGCGCTCAATGGGCGGCGTGTACCAGCCGTTATAGCCATCCCAGAGCGAGCCGTAATAACAGCCCCATGCAGCGACCGGTTCCGGGTCACCAAATTCAATAAACGTCATTTTGCTGGCTGTTTTTTTTGCCACGCCATCGTGTAACACGGGGTATTTTTTCTTTTTACTCATCTGACAGGATCCATGTTGATTTGCGCTTGTGCTTATAGTTCAGGGGTTCATTACTTGCGGCATGAGCTATGGCAAAGAAGATGTCAGCGTGCCCGGTTTCTTCGCTACGTTCGGCGGTGAAAGTGACTTTATTGCCGCTGTTGGTGGATTCCTGACGAATGGCCAGGAATGATGCCGGAATATCCGTGGCTTCCTCATCCCACTCAATACGGTTGGCGTAAACCAGATCCAGCATCTTCATCACCAGGCGGTTTTTGGATTCCACGCTGTAATGAATGGCCACTGTTTCACGGCGGGCAAATCCCTGAACCAGCTCAAAGACACCGTAGCCAAGACCGGTGACGTCGATGCCGATAAACGTCATGTTATAGCGCGCCTTAATGCCGCGGATACGCTCTGCCATAAACTGGAATGACATGCTGCGCCAGTGGTGTTTTTCCAGCACGCGGAATCGTTCTGCCGCAACCAGCGGCGGTGCCAGCACAACAAATGTGGCGTTATCGCCGGAGCGCGCAGGATCAAAGCCGCCCCACACCTCACGGTTACCAAATGGCATGGGCTCTTCCGGGTGAAAATCCTCCCACGTACTGACATCAACACCACAACGCACAAGATCATCGAATTTAAAGACGCTCTCTTTGTCATCCACAAACACACACATAAACAGCATATTGAACGCTGTTTCGTTGTATCTCTCGCGCAGCTCGTTGATATCAGCAAGGTTAAAGCCGCCGGCAATGGCATCTTCCAGCGTAACCACATAGCGCCACTGACCATCCGGACATTCACGCCCACCATCGCGCAGCTCATCAAAGGATGGAAACTCAACCCCTTTTCGTTTCGGATCGCCTTTGCGCCATTCATCGCCAGACCAGAACGGGTAGCCCTGGTGTGTTTTGGATGACGGCGTGGAGAAATAGGTAATACGCCAGTGTTTATGGGTGGCCATCCCTGATGCCACTTCATTGAGACGGCGAAAACCGGGGATCCACAGGTATTCATCAATATACAGGTGGCCGCTGTTTGACTGCGCTGTGTTACTGTTGGTCGCCAGAAAATACAGTTCAGCCAGATTACTTAACTTAACCGGATTGCCTTTAATGGGAATGCCAAACTCTGTTTGTGCAATTTTTACAATATAAGTACGGAACACTTCGGCCTGACGTTTTGATGCCGATAAAAATATCTGTGTGTCGCCGGTTAATACTGCATCTTCAAATGCCTCAAACGCGAAGTAATACGTCGCCCCAATCTGGCGGGATTTAAGCAGGTTGCGTACACGGCGGAATTTGTTTTCACGCAGATGCAACTGATAAGCAAACAACTTTTTCGTAAACGGCTCAAAACTTTCAGCAGTCAGTCCGGAAACGTCATTAGTTTTGCGGGGACGCTCTTTCTTACCTGCACCTTTTTCTCCGCGTTCTTCTTTTCCATAACGGCCAGGCTGGGGAATGTCCACTCCCATTCGCGCAATCTCAGCCATTCGTTCCGTGTGCTTGTTTCTGACCGACATCAGTTTGACGTGATGACCAATCAGGCGATCAAGCTCATCGTGTTCTTCCTGGGTCTTATGGTCACGTTCCGCCAGTACAGCGAGACGCCGGGCGATAACATCTTCCACGCCTTCCGTATTGAGCTGCGTGTACCACTCAAACTTTGTCGCCCAGTAATAAACAATTCGCGGGCTGTTCAGTCCGAGTTTCTTTTGTATTTCTTTTGGTGTGTGCCTTTTCAGATAGAGTGATTTTGCTGCGGCAATAACTTCTTCAGAATAAGCCATAAACTACCTGTGGAATTTATTTTAATGGGTTTTCATCTTTTTCCGGTTCGTTCCGTAGCGTTCCGTAATATCCCATTATTTGCCGCAGGCATTTTTTTAACGATTATCTGTTTTCGGTATTTTTCGGATATATGCGCATATCCGAAAGTACCGGAAATTAATCAGATGACGACGTTTTCATTTCTCCGTTAAATAACGCCAGTTTAATTTTTATCAGCGGATTAATTCAGATGACGAAGCAGAAAACAGACTGGGTTGTGGTTGCCACATCAGGCCCCACCATCGACGGTCGGGAAATTGATCCGAAGTGGCTGACGGATGCCGCCGAGGTTTACAACCCGGACGAGCGAGCCGCCATGCTCTGGCCATATCACGCCGATTCCGGATGGCGTGCCTTCACCAATAACTACGGCATTGTTGATGCCCTGAAAGTCGAAAAATTTGGTGAAAAGGTGCAGCTTAAAGCACGCCTGATCCCAAATCGCTTCCTGATTGAAGCCAATAAGGCCGGGCAGAAACTTTTTACCTCCATTGAAGTGCGGGAAAACTATCTGGGCACGGGCAAATTCTTTGTGTCCGGTATCGCCGTGACGGATACCCCAGCCAGCATTAACACTACACGCCTGCAGTTTTCCATGGGGGAAGCCATCCATATGGGCAACGCAGAGGCGCTGAATTTTACGCTGCAGCCTGATGATGAGCAGGCCAAGCGCAACTTCTTCTCCCGCTTCTTCTCATCTGACAATCACCAACAGGGAATTTACCAAGCCATGAACGAAGAACAGTTCAGCCAGTTAATGGGTGCCATTAATAAAACCAGTGAACGCCTGGACGAGCTGGAAAAAAACGTCGCGCAGTTCAGCGCGAAGGATGCCCCGAAAGATACCGGTGATAACAAGCCGGAAGGCAGCACCGGCGATCAGGGGCAGGACAACGCAGAACAGAACAACAAGGACGACAAAACCTTCACGCTGACCACCGAGCAGGGCGAAAAGCTGTTCTCCACAGTGAACGCCATCGCGGAGAAGGTTACCAGTATGGAAACCGCATTTGCTGAACTCAGCAAGGACGCCACGAAGCTGCCGGGCAACAATCCGGCCGGTGGCGAAACTTTTAACCTGGTGTAACCGGAGAGAGCGCAATGAATTTCACACCAGAAGCACAAAAGCTGGTTAATCGCTATATCAGCGAACTGCAAAAAACATTCAGTGACTGCGAACGCTCGAGCGATCGTTACTTTTCACTGACCGAACCGCGCAGCATTGCCCTGCGTAAAGCCCTGCTGGAAAGCACGGAGTTTCTGAGTTTCATCACCTGCATGGACGTTCCGCACCCGCAGGGGCAGGTCGTCACCGTGGGCGAATCCACACTGCGCACCGGTCGCGTGAAAAGCGGTCGTTTCGCTAAAGGTTCGGGCATCAAAGGCAACGAATTTAAACTCGTTGAAACTGATTCCTGCTGCGTGATCACCTGGGAACAACTCGCCATCTGGGCGAATGCCGGCAGCCCGCAGGAATTTTTCAACCTGATGAACTCCGCCGCCGTCACCAACTTTGCGCTGGATATGCTGCGCATTGGCTTTAACGGTAAAACAGCAGCGGAAAACTCTGACCCGGAAAGTCATCCGAACGGCGAAGACGTCAACATCGGCTGGCATGAAATCGCCAAAAAGTGGGGAGAACAGCCCGGCAATACCTCCCGTATTCTGACAGACGCCGTTACCCTGGGCGAAGGCGGCGATTATGTCGGTCTTGATGCCATGGCCTCAGACCTGATCCGCACTTACATCCCGGCACAGTATCACAACGACCCACGACTTACCGTACTGGTCGGCGCAGACCTTGTGGCTGCTGAAGAACTACGCCTCTACAACAAAGAGGATAAGCCTACCGAAAAAGTGGCCGCACAGTTGCTGACAAAGAACATTGCAGGCCGCAAGGCTATCATTCCGCCGTTTATGCCGGGCAAACGTATGGTGGTGACCATGCTGCCAAACCTGCAGATCCTGACGCTGAAAGGCTCCCGCCGCCGCAAGGCAGAAGATGTGGGCGATCGCAAACAGTTCGAAAACTCATACTGGCGTTATGAGGGGTACGCCCTGGGCGATCCGGATTTATATGCTGCCGTGGATGAGTCTGCGGTCACCATCTCCTGATAAACGGAGCGCACGGTATGCCAACGCCAATGCAGCGACAACGTGCCCGACAGATGGATGAGCGCCGTGCGGCGCTCATGACCAGAACAGACGGGCGCGCCGTCAGCACAGAGAGTCAGCACATTAAGCTGCTGGCACTGGATAACGATGTCAGACAACTGCACAACATGGAGCTGCTGTCTGACAAGCTGGAATTCAAGCGGAACACGCTGCTGCCCCGCTGGCTGCCACACGCACAGGCTTATCTGGAGGGGGAACGCGTCTATCAGAATCCCATTCTGGTGTACTGCATCATCTGGCTGTTCGATACCGGGCAGTTTGAGATGGCGCTGCGGTGGGCTGACATTGCCATTGAGCAGGGGCAAAAGACGCCGGAGAACTTCAAAAGCGAGCTGCCAACGTTTGTGGCCCATTTCATTCTTGAATGGGCAGAAGCCGAAGCTGAACGCGGGAACAGTATCGCGCCATATTTTCAGCAGGTGTTTGAAAAAATCCGCGACAAATGGCGCGTGAATGAACGCCTTGCTGCCCGCTACTGGCGCTTTGCAGGCATCCTGCTGCTGCGCGGCGATGACGGCAAGCCACAGGCCAGCGCAATTAACGATCCGGAGAGACTGCAACAGGCCGACCAGTGCCTGGAACGGGCTGCCTGGCTGCATCCCAAAATTCAGGTGAAAACCCTGCGCCAGCGCATTGCCGCAAGACTGCGCGCGTTGCAGGGCACGTAAACGACTCCCAACAACCGGGCGGGCGCGGTGGAGGTGTGCCGGTAAAAGCCATCAGCACACTGCGGAAACCGGTCAGCCCGCCTTTCCCCGGAGTGAGCATGTTTGACGGGAAAAGCATTCACTATCAGCAGGCCATTATTCAGAACGATGGATTCTGGCCGGATATTGATGCCGGCGATTTTGAAAAGAGCCGCAGCATCCCCGCCGTCACGTCACACGAAACGGTGCTGACGGCGCTGCTTTGCGCGGTAACAGAAATTAACACTGAACTGGCTGCACGCCGTGAATACTGGCAGGAACAGGGCCACACCCGGGCCGCCGATATTCCGGGTTACACCGTGTTGCAACCAGAACCGCGCAATACGGATGCACAACCTGAACGGATGCAGAACCACATTACAGCACTGTACACCAAGGCTGTGTATGCCCGCGCAAAGGCCGATCTTTTGCCGGAATCTGCCAGCGTGGGGCGACGCGAGGCGCAGCCCTCATCAGAAGCCAGCGAGAGCCGCCGGACGTTGCTGGCTGAAGCGGCAATGGCGGTGCGAGCGCTGCTGGGCCGACCGCGTGCATCCATCGCGCTGATTGATTAAGGAAATGGTATGACGCAACTCGCCAGCCTGACGGCATTCATTGAAAACAATCTGCCGGCACGCGCACACATTCCGTTCACCAGTGACATGGACGACATCACGCTCGTTCCGTTTACGAAGTCGCTGGGGCACGGGCAGTTATGTACGCAGGTCCGAAAATATACGGCTTTTCTGCGATGGGACGCATGGCCCTATCGTCAGCTCAATCCGGATTTGGTGTTTTCTCTGGTTGAAGCCTGGCTGGCAGACAACGGCGGCGACCTGCGCCAGCGCCTGGCACCGGATGCGCCAGCCGTTGACGTCGAAGTGGATGATGAAAATGAAGTTGCATGGCTGGAAATCAGTCTGCCGCTGGTTGATCCCATCACCCTGGTTGAGGACGAAAACGGCCCCATCCCCAGAGGCGGGAAACGTTATCAGCTGGAAAAGCCTGAAATCTGGGTGGCTCAGGCGCATCAGCTTCACTGTCAGGTGATGCCATGACGCGCCCCGTGATTAACGAGTCACAACTCCGGCAGGTTCGCCGCGCCATCAGAGAGGCAGAGCTTCCGCCGGCAAAGGCCAGAAAGCTGCTGGTTCGCATTGCGAAATACGGCCTGATACCGGCTGCACGACGCAATGTGAAAGCACAGCGAACACCGGAGGGGGTAGCCTGGGCACCACGAAAAAGACCGGATAAAGCCAGCGGCAGGTATAAAAACAAAATGCTGCTGGGGCTGCCGAAGCTGCTGGCCATCAGGGTTGACGGCAGCGGGAAAAGTGTCCGCCTTTTCTTCAAAAAAGGGGATTACAACACCGGCTCTCATGGTGGGGCGGTCGCGTGGGTGCAACAGCACGGCGCAACCATCAAAAGCCGCGCCACAAAACGCCGGGACAGCGAAGCCATGCGCACCCGTCCCGCCACACGACGGCAGGCAGAACGCCTTCTTTCTCTGGGCTTTCGCGCCCCCGTCGGCGCAGTCAGCAAAAAAACCGGACGCAGAGGACGCAGAAAGCCTTCTCTGAAATGGATTATGGAAAACATGAGTATGGCGCAGGCCGGACTGGTGATCAGCATTCTGAAAGGCGAGCAGAAAAAACGTGTATGGGAAATCAAAATCCCCTCCCGCGCATTTCTGGGAGCCAGCGATGCTGAATTTGCCCGCATTCTGGAAGCGCAGCTGCGCAGCCTGCATTACGGCGGCACGAGATAACAAAATCAGGAGACAAATTATGACCTGGCCATCTGTCACAATTGAACAGTACAACACGTTCAGTAGCTCGCCGGACGGCGTGGAAAATACGCTGCTGTTTGTGGGCAATGCACAAAACAACAAAGGTAAGGTTCTGCCGGTTAATGCCAACAGCGATCTGGATGAACTGCTGGGAACAAACGCCAGCCCGCTGAAGAACTTCCTTCGGTCTGCGCTGACCAATGCCGGACAGAATGCCTTTTTCTATGTTGCCGTTCTGCCGGAAGCCGGCAAAGGCAAAGAAGCGACGCCAGCCTGCCAGGTATGGCAGAACGCCATACTGGCGGCTCAGGAAACTGTTTCAGTTGAAGGCGTGGTGATCACCGAACCGGTCAGCACGAAGGATGACATCAACGCCATACAGGCGTTACGTCAGACCATCATCAATAAATATCAGCGCCGCATCTGGTTCATTCTGACCATTGCCGCCAATAACGGCAGCAAAACCTGGGCAGATTACGTTGCTGAACTGACCACGCTACAGGAAGGCATCGCCGCCCCGCAAATCATGCTGGTTCCGGAAATTTTTGGATTTGAACCGGGCGTTCTTGCCGGCCGTCTGTGTAACAGCGCCGTCACCATTGCTGATAGTCCGGCGCGTGTGGCAACCGGAGCGCTGTCCGCACTGAAGACCACGGAACGCCCGAAAGACAGCGCAGGGCAGGCAATTGATCTCGACACTCTGCAGGCACTGGCAACCGCCCGCTACAGCGTGCCCATGTGGTATGCCGACTATGACGGCCTTTACTGGGCTGACGGTGTAACACTTGAGGTGGAAGGCGGGGACTACAACGTCATTGAGCATGTCCGCATTGCTGATAAGGTGGCGCGCCGCGTGCGGCTGATGGCCATCCCCAAGATTGCCGACCGCTCGCTGAACAGCACGCCGGGCAGCATTGCCGCACATGAAACGCTGTTTGCCCGCCCACTGCGTGCCATGGCGAAATCCATGCAAATTAACGGCATCACGTTTCCGGGCGAAGTGAAATCGCCCCGGAAAGGCGACGTAGTTATCACCTGGCAGGACGAAAAGACGGTCAGCATCAGCATTGTCGTCCGCCCTTACGCCTGCCCTAAAACCATCAAAGTGGGCATTCAGCTGGATAAATCTCTGGAGGAAAACGCATGACGACCCGCATTAACGGCATGGCGTTTGACACTTTTATCGGTGGAACGGATATCCATGTGAAAAGCATCTCACTGGACATCAGCGATGAAAGCGCCGTTGCCAAAACCCGTGGCATCCCTGACGGCAAACTGCGCGGCCCTGTCAGTGCCGAAGGTGAAATCGAAATGAGTACCCGCAGCTTTAACCAGCTCGGGGAAGTGGCTGCTCAGGCGGGATCGTGGCGTGACCTGCCGCCAATGGATTTTGTGTTTTACGCCAATACGGGAACCGAAGAAATCCGCGTTGAAGCCTTCGGTTGTGAGCTGATGCTTTCCGGCCTGTTAAGCATTGACACCGAGAGCGCAGATCTGACCACGCACAAAATCAAGTACGTGGTGGCAAGCCCTGACTTTGTGCGTATCAACGGCGTGCCCGTTCTCTCAGAGAACGACGTGCGCGGACTGATGGGGTGAATCATGCAGGAGCATGAGCGCACCATTATCACTCTGGGCATTCTGGGCGGAATCGCTGCCGCAAGTCGGGTGCTGGCTGGCGCAGAGCCGATTACGTTGCGGTTGTTTGTGGGCCGAACCCTGCTGGGGAGCGCGCTGGGTGTTTCTGCCGCTGCCCTGCTGGTTCGCTACCCGAACCTTGACCCACTGGCCATTGCCGGCGCAGGCACCGCAATGGGCGTTGCCGGTTACCAGATTGTTGAAATCTTCCTGCGTCATATGCGCCGGAAGCTGGGCGAGAAAGAGAACAAAGAGGAGTAACAGCAATGCTGTCCCGCAGGGAACAAAAAGCTGCCGCCATTGCCTGGAAAATTATCCGGGCACTGTGGCACTGGCTGCACAAACCTCAACAACCCCGTAAGGAGCAAAAATGAAACTCTCTGATAAACAACAAAAATTTACCGTCATGATCGGAAAACTCATCCAGTTTGCCCATCAGCGCGGTTATGGCCTGACGTTCGGTGAAGCGTACCGCACGCCAGAACAGGCAAAACTCAACGCACAAAAGGGATCAGGCATTGCCAACAGCCTGCACTGTCAGCGGCTGGCCGTGGATTTTAACCTGTTTATTAACGGTGAATATCAGACCCGCACAGAGGCCTACCGCGAGCTGGGCGAGTACTGGGAATCCCTTGGTGGCGCATGGGGCGGTCGTTTTAAAAACCGCCCGGATGGCAATCATTTCAGCCTTGAGCACGACGGCGTGCGCTGATTTTACGCTTAATAAGCCTTCCTGCAGGCTTATTAAGCCCTCTTATTCTTGACTTTAAAAGGAAATGATGATGAACGATAAAAACACCCAGACTACCGCAGAGAACACCATCACTTTGCAGGTCGGCGAGCATGAACTGACGTTTATCCCGACCGTTAAAGCCTACAACGATCTGCAGAACGACTTCATGCCGGATAACAAAATCGCGCCGCTGAAAAACTACCTGCGCCGCATCGTGATTAAAGAGCACCGCGATCTGCTGAACCAGTTGCTGGAAAAACCAGGAATGCCGGCCAGCCTGGCAACAGCCGTGAATAACGAGTTTGTGCCGGAAGTGGAAATCACCGTAAAAAAATAAAAAGCCATCTGGGGGCCATTGATCGCAATGACCTTACCCGGATGCTGATCCTGCGCCGCCACTGGCTGCCCGGCGAGGATGACTCGCCGCAGTCACTGGCTGCCGCCGTCTGGCTGGATAACCACTACTGGGAAAATATGAGCATCGCCGTCAATAACGGCATTATCCGTGCTTTTAAGGGATCGTAATGTCACAACAGCGCCTTGAATTACTTCTTGAACTGACAGACCGCCTGACAAGGCCGTTGCGTGCAGCCGGGCGACAGGTTCAGGGATTTGCTGCAACAAGTCGGGGAGCCTTTCGGGACATTGCTACCGGAGGCGCTGCGCTCTGGGGAGTGGGTGCAGCCATTCAGGGGGCACTGATGCCAGCCATTGAAATGGACAGGGCGCTCGGTGAGGTGAAATCACTGGGCGTCGCAGAGTCCGGATTGCGTAAACTCAGCCGCGCCGCCGTTGATTTCACTATGGAATACGGCGGGGCTGCGCAGGATTTTGTGCGTGCTTCTTACGACATCCAGTCAGCCATTGCCGGGTTAACTGACGATGAGCTGTCCCGCTTCACCACCGCATCAGCAACGGTGGCAGCAGCAACCAAATCCAGCAGCCAGACCATTACCGCCTACATGGGCACCATGTACGGCATCTTTAAAGACCAGGCTGATGCCATGGGAAAAAGCAAATGGGTGGAGCAGGTCGCCGGGCAAACCGCCACCGCCGTGCAAATGTTTAAAACAACCGGCGATAACATGTCAGCAGCGTTCACCACGCTGGGTGCCAGTGCAAAAGCGGCCGGTATTGATGCGGCTGAACAGTTCGCCGTGCTGGGACAACTACAGGCCACAATGAGTGGCAGCGAGGCCGGGACAAAATACAAGGCATTTCTTGCCGCAGTAGGCAGCGCCCAGAAAAAGCTGGGGCTTAATTTCGTGAATAAAGACGGCACGATGAAAAGTGTTGTCGAGATCATGAAACTTATCAGGGGTAAATTTGGTGATCTGTCAAAAGTGGCTGATTCCGATTTGCTGAAAAGCGCCTTTGGCTCCGATGAAGCTGTGGCCATGATTAAATTACTCAATGCGGACATTGGCGGACTTGAAAAGAATATCGCCACGCTGGGCAATATCAAAGGTATGGATAAGGCTGTCGAAATGGCGCAGGCCATGGCTGATCCATGGGAACAGGCCGCCGCAATTATTAACGGCATTCGCATCGAAATCGGCACGCAGTTGCTGCCTGTTCTGTACCCGTTTATCCAGAAAAGCAACGAAGGCGGTAAATCCTTTGTTGCCTGGTTACGTCTGTATCCCAATATCACACGGGCTATTGGTTTACTGTCTGCCGCCCTGCTGGGCATTGCCGCAGTGGGTGCCGTTGTCAACATTATGGTGGGTGTGGCGAAGTTTGTCTGGACAGGACTGCGGCTGGTCTGGCTGGCAGCAGTTGCACCCCTGAAGATTCTCATTCTGCTGAAACGCACACTGACGGCTACCATGTGGGCGTTCACTGTAGTTGCCCGAACGGTCAGGGCGCTGTATCTGGCCATGTCCATTGCTATGGGAACATACAACGTCAAAGCAAAAATTCAGCTGGCGCTGCTGAAATTACAGCGCGCCGGACTCTGGCTTTATTCTGTTGCGCTGGGTGCCGCCGGCATAGCAATGAAAATCTACACCGCAGTCACCAGCGGAGCTGCAATTGCAACACAGTTACTTTTCAGCCCCATCACATTAATCATCCTGGCACTGGCTGCGCTGGGCGTGGGCATTTATTTCCTGATCACCCGCTGGGATGAGATTAAAGCCGCGCTGATGGATACCGCCGCCTTTCAGTGGGTGGCTGAAATGGTCGGCAGTATGGGGGCATGGTTCGGCAATGCATGGAACACAATCCAGGACGGCTGGAATGCACTGGTTAACTATTTTTCCACGCATTCACCTCTGGACGCCCTGAAGGATATCGCCGGCGGCATCCTGAACATTTTCAGTAACCTCTGGGAACTGGTGAAACAGTCCTTCAGTGATTCATGGGGCTGGATTGTAGGCAAGCTCAACATGATCCCCGGCGTCAATATCGACACACCGGAAAGCACAGGAAGTGGCGAAGGCTCCGTATTAACCGGCGGCAAAGCCATCAGTGCGGGACCGGGCGGCATTGCGGCAGAGATGCAGAACAACAGCGAAAACCAGACCACCATCGACAACTCCCGTCGTGTGGTTAACGTCAATGTGCAGGATCCATCCCCTGCCCGTCTTAACGAGTGGATGGAGCTGCATGCATACTGATAAACCGCTTTACATTGATTTGCTCATCACCGGCCGCAATCTCACGCTGAACAGCGCCAGTGAGCCGGTGTTATGCAACAACAGGGAAAGTATTGCCCAGGACTGCCAGCACGCCATCATTGAGAGCGGACTGGCAACGCGCCTGCTGGCTGAAAAAAGCCCGACACTTCGTGCTGACATCATGATGCAGATGACGCTGCTGATTGAAGATGATGAGCGCATCACACCCGGCACGGTCAGTGTGACAGAAGAAACCCCGCTTTCTGGTCGCCTGCTGATTAGCGCCCACACCGAAGATTTTTTTGAACCCCTGACTTTTACGGTATCTCTTGATGATTAACGGCAAACCCACCGCAGATTACGAGCGCATTCTGGCTGATAACGGCATGCCGGTAACCGAAGAACAGGCACGCGCTGAATTTGAAGCCATTGTCAAAGACGAAGGGCTTATCACCAACACATCCCGCATGTCGCCGTTCTGGCGACTGATTACAGCTATCACCACAAAACCCGTGATGTGGCTGAAAGATGCGCTGGTTAATGTGGTGATGAAAAACCTGTTTCTGGCTGATGCCAGCGGTGTATTCGTTGATGTTTTTGCCTGGGCGGTAAACCTGCAACGCAAGGCCGCCACGCACGCAGCCGGCGTGATTCGTTTCACCAAAAACGACATTGATCGCGCAGTTACCGTGCCGGCCGGTACGCAGATTCAGACAGAACGCATTAACGGCGTGATTTATACGCTGACCGTTGTCAGGGATACCGTTATTCCGGCAGGAACACTCAGCATGAACATCGATGTTTCTGCAGAACAGGCCGGAGCCGGCTTTAACCTTGCGCCGGGATATTACCGCATCCTTCCGGTGGCGATTGATGGTATTGCCGGTGTTGAGAACGATGAAAACTGGCTGACCACACCGGGTGCCAACGAAGAAAGCGATGACGAGCTGCGTGATCGTGTTCGTAATCAGTTTAATCTTGCCGGCGCTTATCACACCGATGCCGTTTACCGGGGATTAATTGCCGGCGTTGCCGGCATCAGTGCCGACCGCATCTATTTTCTGCATGACGCACCACGCGGCCCCGGCACAGCAAATGCTTACATTCTGCTGGATACCGGCATCGCATCCGAACCGTTCGTTGATGCAGTAAACGCATTCATTAACGATGAAGGTCATCACGGACACGGTGATGATCTGCGCTGTTTTTCCATGCCTGAAACACGCCACACCCTGACCGTGACACTCTGGTTATATGCAACGCTGAACCTCAGCGATGAGGAAATTCAGACGTTATTGCGCAATGTGGAAAATCTGGTTCGCTGTGCATTTCGAGAAAACAGCGATTATGACGTTCAGAAAACATGGCCGTATAGCCGTTTCAGCATGTCCAGACTGGGCGAAGAGATCCACCAGGTATTTCCACAGGTGGAGTCGGTTACATTTTCTCTTCCGGATATTCTCAGTGATCTGGCTGTTCCTCGTCTGGAATCCCTTACTGTGGAGGTGAGCGCATGAAACTTCCGGAGATCCCTGAATTCCCGCTCCCCACCTGGATGAATAAAGGTGAGCCGTTAACGCTGGCACATTCATCGCATCGCTACTGGGAAAAGGTATACAGCTGGCTGACGTGGCCACTACAGCAGATTGATGTCGACACCTGCGCAGAGCCTTTACTTAACCTGCTGGCTTATCAGCGCAATATCACCCGATTTAAAGGTGAGCCGGTTTCATTATTTCGCTTAAGAGTGAAACACGCGTTTATTAACGCTCAGGACTCTGGCGAACGCGCCGGCTTCGAACGCATCTTTAAGCGTCTTGGCGTGGGAGACGTTAAAACACTGGAACGGCAACTGCAGCATGACTGGGACGTTATTTTACTGCGCATTAATGACACCCAGTTAAGTGAAAACAACGCGCTGATGATGCAGCTCGTGCGCCAGTATGGTCGTACCTGCAGGCGCTATTTCTTTCAGGTAATCAATACAACCACTGCCCGGATGACAGCCGGCACATTCGATGGCCATTACAGGTATCACACAGCAGAAGCAACGGTGAGAAAGGACACCATCTGGTTAACCGCTTCGCTACAGGCAGGACATTACGGCCTGTCCGTGGAACATTACACATTACAGGCAGATGAAGCATGAGCACGATTATTACTGAACAGTACGAACACTGGTGCGCAAATCAAATCATCAGCGGAAAAGCTGCGCGCCCGGATACATTTGTTTTTGCATATATTCCGGGACAGGATGAATCCGCAGAGATCCCCCGCGATGAGATACTCCCTGATGAATCCATGATTCAGTATCGTGCGCCGGTCACCCAGTACGGCCTCCTGTCGCCGAACGCGACCGCGTTTTCCATCATTCTGGACACGACAGTCGGCGACTTCGAATACAACTGGATCGGTCTGCTGAACGAAGAAAGCGGCGTGCTCTGCATGATTGCACACACACCTCGTCAGCAAAAAATTAAAACAGCGAACGGCGTGCAGGGAAACAACCTGATCCGCACATTTTCCATGGAGTTTGACGGCGCAGCCGCAGCAATGCATATCGATGTCAGCGCTGATGTCTGGCAGATTGATTTCACTGCACGCCTTGCAGGAATGGATGAGGCCCGCCGGCTGCTGGCGTTTGATCACTACGGTGAAGCCGCTTTTCTGGGGGATGGTTTTCAGGTCAGCTATCAGGACGGTACCGCTACTGTTGCCGCCGGCGTGGGGTATGTGGGAGGTCTGCGCGTCAGTCTGCGCGAACCTTACAGCCTGCCGGCTGCGGTCGGGGATACCCTCTGGATTGATGCAAGCTGGCAGGGATTTGTTACCGGCGAATGGAATACCGTTTTTACGTTCTGCGCCCGCCAGGAACATGCGTCTTATACAGACGGTAACGGCTTCCGACACTTTGTCGCGCCACTTGCAAAAATGACAGGAGACGGCCCACAGGACCTGCGCCCGGAGACACCCGACGAAGAACAAAGCAATGCACTGGCAGAGCACGAAAAATCCCGCCATCATCCGGACGCAACACTGAAGGAGAAAGGCTTTGCGCAGTACAGCAACGCCACCGACAGCGACGCAGAAGACCGCGCCGCCACATCAAAGGCAGTAAAAGCCGCAATGGATAAAGCAAAAGACGCTGTTGAGCGCGACGGCGACACCATGACCGGGGAGCTGAAAATCCGTGGTGTTAATGCACTGAGGATTTTCAACGAAGCTTTTGGCCTGATTTTTCGTCGTTCTGAAGAGTGCCTGCATCTTATTCCCACCCGGGAAAATCAGGGCGAAAACGGCGATATTGGCCCCCTGCGTCCGTTCACTATTAATTTGCGGACGGGTGAAATATCCATGTCGCATAAAGTGTCTGTTGGCGGTGGTTCTCAGGTCAATGGTGCGCTGGGTATCGGCGTTCAGAACGCGCTGGGTGGAAACTCAATTGCTTTCGGGGATAACGATACCGGCCTGAAACAGAATGGTGATGGCCTGCTGGATGTTTATGCCAATAGCGTGCATGTGTTGCGTTTTCAGGCTGGCAGTATCCAGAGTAATAAACCTGTAAACGTTACCGGGCGGGTAACACCGTCAGACTACGGAAACTTTGATGCCCGTTACCAGACCAAATCAGGGGGCGTGCAGGATGTGCGTTA